ATGTTACATCTAAAAACTTTGTTGCTGCTGAAAAGCAAGTGAATGCTATGTTGGATGCTAAAATTTACGATAAAATAGAATCAATGAGAAGTGATATTGCTCAACAGGTATTCAATAGTGGTGAAGACGCTGATGAAGACGTTTAAGGAGTTTAGTCTTAATGTCATTCCAAGAGGGCATAAGATGGTGAAAATCTTTACTGTAGATGGCAATGAAGTTTTGGTAACAAAAAACAAAACTGGTGAATTTAATATCAGTACTGATAATCAGATCGTTGGCACCAAAAGCAATGAGCGAGACGCAATACGACACGCCAAAGAGTATATTAAGCGCTTAGGTGGTGGGCGGTTTGGTAAAGGTGGCGCGGCTCCATCCGGACTACTGAAAAATAAAACAGGACCGCATATCCCGTGGTCATATAAAAAGAAGATATGAAATGAAACTTATTACCGAACATACCGAAGAAGTTTCTTACATAGTAGAAGCAAAGGACGATGGTAGTAAAAACTATACCATCGAAGGGGTTTTTGCTCAAGCAGAGCAGACAAACCGTAACGGAAGAATTTATCCAAAACCTATTTTGGAGCAAGCTGTACATAAATATGTTACTGAACAGGTCAAGACGCAAAGAGCGGTCGGGGAACTAAATCACCCGGCGGGACCGATCATTAACTTAGATAAGGTTTCGCATCGCATTACTGAACTAAAATGGAAAGGTAATGATGTTGTCGGAAAGGCACTTATTCTTGATACGCCTAACGGAAAGATTGTAAAAGGTCTTTTGGATGGTGGTGTTAAATTAGGTGTTTCAACTCGTGGTATGGGAACTCTTGAGAGTAAAAATGGAGTAAATATGGTCAAAGGCGACTATATTATGTCCACTGTAGATATCGTTCAAGACCCATCTGCACCATCGGCATTTGTTAATGGAATTATGGAAGGTGTAGAATGGATTTGGAACAATGGTATCTTGGAGGCTCAAGATATTGAAAAAATTGAGATTGAAATCAAAAACGCTTCTAAGTCCGACCGATCTATGGTCGAGATGCGGGAGTTTAAAAATTTCCTCTCTAGAATCAATTTTTAATTAGGAGATTAAAATGTCCGAACAAGAAATGTATGAAGACATTGCATCTGTTGACGAAATTGCTGAGGAAGAAACTCTCGATTTTGATGCAGATTTGTCAGAGGCAGATGATAAGGGTGTAGAGACAGAAAAGGCTTCGATCAATTCTGTAGCAGCAGCCGCAAAAAAGACTAAAAAAGCAAAAGTTCCCGGTGGGGAAAAGTCTAAGGGTGACCAAAAGGCTGATACCATTTCCGGAACTAAAGCTAAAGTCGAAGAAGATGTAGATGTTGAAGACGATGATACTGTAGACTTCTCGGAAGACCTTGATGCTCTAGTAGAATCTGAAGCAACGCTTTCTGAAGGATTCCGTGAAAAGGCAGCAGTTATTTTTGAAGCTGCTATCAATTCTAAGGTATCCGCAGAAGTATCCCGCATTGAAGAATCCCTTCAAGAAAAATTTAATGCTGAGTTGGAAGAGTCCCGTGACGATATGGTTACCCAAATCGACGGTTATCTCGACTACGTAGTAGAAAAATTTGTTGAGGAAAATCAATTGTCAATCGAAAACGGTATTCGTACTGAGATTGCAGAAGACTTTATGAATGGGTTGAAAAACCTTTTTGCTGAGTCTTACATTGAAGTTCCTGAGTCTAAAGTTGATCTTGTAGACGAACTTGCTGAGCAGGTAAATGACCTTGAAGACCGACTCAATGAAACCACTGAAACTGCTATCGAGCAAAGCAAAGAACTGGAAACGTTCAAGCGTGATTTTATTATCCGTGAACACTCCAAAGGACTTGCTGAAACTCAAGTAGAAAAGTTGAAGTCCCTAGTGGAAGATATTGACTTTGAAGATGACGATACTTTTTCTGAAAAGGTGTCCACCATCAAAGAGTCTTACTTCACTAAAAAGAGAGTAAATGTAATTGGCGAAGACCTTGATGAAGCTTCTATTGATGAAGAAGAAGTATCAGGTTCTATGGCACGTTACGTTACTGCTCTACGCACAACACACAAACCAAAATAAATAAAAGGTGTATTAAAAATGCAAGCTCCTATTTCCTACGATAAGTTGGTACAGAAGTGGTCTCCGGTTCTTAATGAAGAAACCGCTGGTCCTATTACTGACCATTACCGCAAGCAGGTAACTGCTGCTATTCTTGAAAACCAAGAAAAAGCTATGATGGAAGAAGCTACTCAGTCTTCTTTTGGTCAGCTTAATGAGTACGGCACTGCAACCGGAAACGTTGCAAACTTTGACCCCGTTCTTATTTCCCTCGTGCGCCGTTCTATGCCTAACCTCATTGCATACGACGTATGTGGCGTTCAGCCTATGACTGGTCCTACTGGTCTTATCTTTGCGATGAAGTCCAAGTACAAGACCCAGCGTGGTGGCGCTGCTGTTGATGCTGAGGCACTTGGTCTCAACGAACCAGCTACTGGTTTCTCTGGTGACTCATCATACACATCACAAGACTCTGACCCTGCTGGTGTTAGTGCTTCTACGTGGGATTCTGGTGATTCCGCTAACGATGATGATCGTGTAACCGCAAACTACGGTTCTGGTATGGCTACTACTGATGGTGAAAACCTTGGTGATACTGGTCACGGTGCTTTCTCTGAAATGGGTTTCACCATTGAAAAGCAAACCGTAACTGCTAAGACTCGTGCGCTCAAAGCTGAGTACACAATGGAATTGGCACAGGACTTGAAGGCTATTCACGGTCTTGACGCTGAAACCGAACTGGCAAACATTCTTTCCAGTGAAGTACTTGCTGAAATCAACCGCGAAGTTATTCGTACTATCAACTCCCAAGCTAAGTCTGGTGGTGCTCCTACTTCTACGGGTGCGGCTTCTGCTGACTTTGACCTTAACGTTGATGCCGATGGTCGCTGGTCTGTTGAGAAGTTCAAAGGTCTGGTATTCCAGTTGGAAAAAGACGCTAACCAAATTGCTAAAGAGACCCGTCGTGGACGTGGTAACTTTATCATCTGTTCTTCGGACGTAGCATCTGCTTTGGCAGCAGCTGGTGTTCTGGATTACAACCCTGCGTTGAACACTAACCTGAACGTTGATGACACTGGTAACACTTTTGCTGGTCTCTTGAACGGTAAGATGAAAGTATACATTGATCCATATGCAACTACTGACTATGTGACCGTTGGTTACAAGGGTAACAACGCATATGACGCTGGTGTATTCTATGCGCCTTACGTTCCATTGACGATGGTTCGCGCGGTTGGCGAAGACACTTTCCAGCCTAAGATTGGTTTCAAAACTCGTTACGGCATGGCGTCTAACCCATTTGTAGGGTCTACCCCTTCTGATGGTCTTGCGGCTGCTAAGTCTAACCAGTACTACCGTATCTTCCGTGTACAGAATATTCTTTCCTAATAGGAAACAATACTAAAATATAGTTACCTGTAATAATAACAATAACGGTAACATAATAACTTAGGGGGGCTTCGGTCCCCCTTTTTTTGTATATAAATAGTATATAGAATGTCTGGAGAAAAAAATGGCACTTACAACAAACCTAAACTATTTACAGCCTACTGGTTTCAGGGTTATTATAGACAGGGAAAACTATCCTAACTTAGAGTTTTTTGCTCAAACTATAAGTCATCCAGACGTGTCATTGCCACCTCCTCCTATGCCAACTAGACGTTTTGAGAATGTGGTTTTTCCCGGTGATACTATTTCATATTCAGAACTAAGCATAACTTTCATTGTAGATGAAGACCTTGCTGCCTATAAAGAATTGTATAATTGGATGGAAAGTCTTACTGATGAAAACTTTGTAGGGCAGGGTCCAAGGTCTAGACGCATTGCGCCTGAAATACCATCCCAAGCTGACATATCTGTTTCTATTCTAAGCAGTCATAATAACCAAAATAATAGAATACTCTATAAGGGATGCACACCAACATCTATTGGTGCGTTAGAATTTACCACCACTTCTCAAACTGTTGAGTTCATTACATTTGATGTGACATTCGGATTTACAGGATTTGACTTCAAAGGTTAGCCTTGCCATATAGCAAAATATCTGCTATACTAATATATTATTATCAACCGAAGGAAGTTATGCTATGGATATGCCTCCAAAAATCCACGATACTGTAGATGGACTGTACACAGAAGTGTATAGAGAAGCAATGAAAAACCTCAAAGAACATCCAAATAGAACAGAATATATGGAATATTACTGTACCATTCCCTCTTTTGGAATCAATGTAGGGTCTATTCAGTCTCAATATAATATAGGAATTCCGGATGATGAAAATATCATTACGGTATTTTGTCTTGTTCCTAATATTGATTCTGAGAAAGTAGTATCAAACCTTCAACCTTACGACATAAGTGCATAATATGAAACTCACATTAGAAGACATTCTTGAAATGTGGAGTGTGGATTGCGTCATTGATCAATTTAACCTTGATGATCAATCTAGAAAAACTCCATCGCTACACGCCAAATATTTGGAAATATATGCCGTAACTAAGCTAAAACTAAAAAGAGCAGAGCTAGAGCAAAAGGTTCTACTCAAAGAAAAATATCTGTATTACAACGGGAAGTTGCCCGAAGAAACTATCAAAGAAAGGGGATGGGAATTTGATCCCTTTGATGGGCTTAGGATATTGAAAGGTGATATGGAATACTATTACAACGCCGATACCGATATTCAGCGATCCGAGGAAAAGGTCACATATATCAAGACCATTCTTGAGACATTAGAAGAGGTCATAAATAACTTGAAGTGGCGACACACTACAATAAAAAATATGCTAGATTATAAAAAATGGGAAAGCGGGGGCTAATGTCAAAAATAGTAGTGCGGACAAAAAATCATTCTGAACTTCAAATTCAATGTGACGCTCATATTGCTAATGAGCTATCAGACTTTTTTGCCTTTGAAACACCGGGTTACAAATATATGCCATCTTTCAAGAATGGTAGATGGGATGGTAAAACTCGGTTGTTCAATGTCCGTAACTACACTTTACCCGTGGGGCTTTGGGAATATCTGACCAATGAG